TCCTTATTTAATTAAATTAAGTGTTTCTAGTATTCCAAATTCCATAAGAATTAGGATTCCTGCCGCGCCATAGATCGTATGCTTGATCGACAGCAAGCTCTTTTCTATAGTTGCTAATCTTTTTTCAAGTAGATCTGATTGATCTTCGTTCTCAGTGATCCTGTGATCATGTAGATCTATAGTTCTTTCAACCTTTGTCAATCTCTTCTCCATAATCAAAAATTAAGTGGGTTTGTTAAAGCAATCTCGATCTGCTCAGTTAGTTCTTTGCGCATCCGCTCGACCTTATCGTCAAAGCGATAGATCTTGTCATCATAGCCAGTTAGCTTGGAATCCATCTTTTGATCAAAAGAAGTGATTTTGGCATCAGTGCTAGTGATCTTTTTATCCAGCCTGCTTTCAAGGCTATAGAAGTTATCAGTTAATCCTCTGACATCAGATTTAATTTCCTTCTTCAGCTCTAAGACAAGCTCCTCAGTTCGCTCAAGATCTTGAGATGTCTTTTGCATGCTTGCTGATATTGATCCAAGATCAAGAGAGGCCAATGCTTCGATCTTTTGCCACATTAGTAGAGCTGAGTAACCACCGCCTCCAATCGCTGAAATTAAGGCAAAGGTTGCGATCAACTGAGCAGGTGTAAAGCGCATTCCGAAGATCTTCATTCTGGTATCTACCAACCCTTCTACTTTTTGGTTCATGTTTCCTAGATCACTCATTAGTTTTCAAAGCTCGATTGTTGTTGTAATTGTTTTAATTTCTCTATTTCTAAGGTTAATTTTTGGATCTCCATCCTTCTAACTTGCAACTCCATTTGATACAAACTATTGCAGTTGATCCTTTCTGGAGCATCTATGGGTATCGTTACGCGTGCATAGAGTCCAAAATCCTTCGTTTCTGGCGTATTTAATGGATCTCGCTTACCAAACAATGGCTCAACACCATTAATGATCCCAGTCATCCCAAATTCAACATTGGTAGAAGATCCAATACTGTTTGAGCAATCGATTGAACCCGCACGAATACTGTCCGTCCCATAACTCGCTCCAGCATTTGGCAAAGCCAGATTGATTGAGCTACTGTTTGCCATAACTTTAGCGCAACAGATCATCAACAATAAAAAGGTTACTTGAGCCTTGTACATATTTGGGATGCCAATGCTGTTTGAGTCTGATCACTAGATCTAATCTTAGATACTGAGCAGATATATTCAGCTCCAAGTGAGTTGGCTTCTGTCATGTAAATAACAGCAGTCTTGCGCTCATATTGCTTTACTTCCAGTATGTTGTAACTGGTCACAAATGTCATGTATTCCCAATCTGGTGTAAAGACTCCAATTTCAAAGAAGGTAACATCAGATCTTTTATTGAAGATCTCGATCTCAGTTTTAACAACGCCTTCAATATGCGCTGGACTCCAAGATCCATAGGTTGGGGTTTGCTCATGCGCAATAGAATTAGCTGAGATCAAGATTAATAATAGGAATGATCTAAACATAATCACATCGGTATACAGCTTGCAACCACAATTGCTCTGTAGTCCCCAGACGGCCATGGCGTTTGATTTCCACCACCATAAAGAACCTCAGAAGTGGCTGTGAACCAAGTTGATCCTGCTACAGTTAAATTATATGCTCGCGAATTTGATGTTGGTGTTGATGAGGCCGCTTGATAGCCACTCATATCAGATGATGATGTCTGAGTAACAGTCACCGCTCCAGTAAATACCGAACTATCACTTAAACTTGGCGATGAGCTAAATGATATTGGCGTGGCAATTTCCGCCCTATAGGCAGAGGCCAGACTCACATCATAGCGAATGACGGGCGCTCTTCCGCCATTAGCAGGCGTAGTGCTAAGTTTAAAAGCTGAAGGGTTGCCGTAAGTTCCTCCTGTATCGGTGAAAATTGAACAGCGCGATTGCACGCTTCCATCGATGTAAATATTTTCTGCAAAAATACTTGATGATGCTCCGATCAATAACATGATCAAGCCTTTACTAATTGTTTTCATATTGCTCCTTAACGAGTTGGTAGTGTCTTTTATCTTGAGAGAGTGATCTCCAAGCCTTGTTGTTGTCTTTTATCCCTTTATCTTTTAGAGAAACAGTTTCTCTATAGACATTGCTTGGGATCTGAGCAATGTAATAAGCCGTCATATCCACCGCACTATTCATTGAATAGATCATGGCATCTTGTGTCATATCATTAGTAAGCATTAGTGCATGATCAGCATTAAAAAATGCAAGCTCTAAGCGTTCTTTTTCTTCTTGATCCAGATCAGATTCTTCTATCTGCTCCTCTTCATCCTCATAGAGATCTGAATCAGTTTCTTTAGTAGCCTCTTTTAGATCGTTATCTTTTAGTGGATCATACAAAACGACCTCTGGTATTACTGGAACTGGTGTTACATATCCAGCACAAGATTGTGAGGATTGTGGATCGAAACAAGCATCAAAACGATAGAGGTATTGCACAGATGGATCTTTAACTTGACCTTGACCAGTAGTTGCTATTGATCCATCTCCAAAAGCGGCCAGTGGCGTATAACCAATAGGCACAACTTTGCGTATTTTCATGCCATATTTTTGCGACCAATCTTCTGTATCTGACCAAAGATAATCATCACTATCAGCTTTCTTATTGCCAATAGTTACCACGAGATCTTGATCCAGATCTTTGACTGCTTCATAAGAATAAATGACCGCAGAAATATCCATGCCATCCTCACCATGAGCGCCTAAAACTTTAGTATTCATCTGCCAAGTGTTTCCAAGTAAAGCGGCATTCGGTGTATAGCCATAAGTGTAATCAAAAGAATAAGAAAGCACTGGCAATGCCAGCAATAATTTTAAGAGCGCTAGTTGTTTTATCTTCTTTAGATGGTTCATTTAACTCCTTTGGTATGTCTTGTTGGTTGGCCTCCCAAGCGGCTTGGGCATCTGCCCCCAGCAAGCCTTTGTAGGGGCAAAAAGTCGAAGAATTTGCCATTGCTTTATGGATGACTGGATCGTTGCAGAGAACCGCAATTGCCGCAACCTTCATGCCCATATTATATAAAGTGGTGCTTTTAAGAATAGTAGTACATAGCTCATCTTGAACCATACTTCCTAAACTTAATCCTAAGATCTGAGTCTGTATTGCCCCACTTGCTGAAACAGTGCATATAAAATCTGAACTACCGCTAGTGATCTGACTTGATATGGCCGAAGGTGGTGGCGATTTTACTGTCGTGGTTTGATTACCAGAACTAACAATCGTTTGGGTGCTTTCCGTAATAATAGGATCTGCGGCTTGAACTATTGTTGGGATCACAATAATTAGCCAAAAACCTATGACTATCAAGCCAGCAATTAAGTTATTTTTTAGTCGTTTTGTAAACATTTATAGTCCCGAAATTCGTCCAGTATTACCATCTTTTTGTGCGCCTGCTGATCCAGAAGATCCAGATGATCCAGTTGATCCAGAAGAGCCATTTGATCCTGCTCCACCTCCAGATCCAAATGAAGTCACACCACCACCAACAAGGTTTCCAGCAATATATCCGTTACTACCATTAGAGCCAGAATTGCCAAGCGCACCACCATTGCCTCCAGCTCCAGAGTTACCACCAGACTGCATATTGACAAAACTAGTTTGACCTGCACCATTTTGAGCGCCACCAGATGAACCAGCACCTCGACCACCAGCACCACCATTTGCGCCGCCGCCAGAATACGGATCTACTGCAAAAGCACCAGAACCACCACCGCCACCGCCGCCAGCTCCCGATCCACCCGATCCGCCCGAACCTCCAGAACCACCACTACCAGCAGATCCTCCAGTTACAGTTCCAGCCGTTGAAAATACGACAGCTAAATTTGAGTTTGATTGAGCGTTGTTGAATGCTGTGCCGCCACTGCCGCCACTTGATCCAGTTGATCCAGAAGAGCCGCTAGTTCCATTTCCACCCGAGCCGCCATTTCCGCCACCACTATTGTTATTTGCAATTCCTCCCGAGCCGCCAGATCCATTTGATCCTGTTGATCCCGAAC